TTGTGACCAGGCAAAGCCCTTGAGACGAATCTCAAGGATAAATCCTGATCACGCCTTTTAGGGCGAGATTCGTCTCATGACACGCTAGTGCCACACCATTCGGCCACCGAATGGATTTCCACAGACTTAATTGTCTGTTTTAAATTGAGTTGCATATACTTTTTATGACGAGAGCAACTCTTACGAAACTCGTCTATTTTGTGTTACCTAAAACACATATTTAGGAAAATTCCCGAACCGTGTAATTATACAGGATCGGGCAACCAGTGAAGAACATCAAAGTAAAGTCTTCACCAACAGCATCCCACTGCTGAATGGTTGTGTTGAACGTTTGCTTTCCAAAAGCGGGTGCATTGGGATCAGACGTCGACGACACAGTCGTAACTCTATGACTGTTGGTCGGCAGATCTTGCCCTTGGACAACACGAGCAGGTGAAAACCTGGTCTTCTGGTAGAACGGCAGTTCAACCTCAATGGTGTTATTAACTCCCAAATTGGTTGCAGCCGAGCCACCTCCACTGTTGGGTGCTACGCGGGTCGTTGCCCACTTCTGCAGACGAGCTGCAGACTCAGTAGTAAAGTTCAAACTCTGCTGAGTATTAACACCGTTTCCAGTGGCTGCAAAATCGCCGCGCGTGACGTTGGGGTTAGATTGACCCCCGCCGCCAAACAAATACTTCTTACGGCGAGCACCGCGGAAACCTGCATAACAAGGGGTCCACCACGATGCGAAGTCCTTGTTAACAACATTAAGAGGGGTAGTATCATCTACATTAGATACATCAATACCCTTAGGGTCCCATCCACTTTGGTATGGCGTGTCCTTATTCAAAAGGCGATTAATACGCACAATACCCTCTGGTGGAGTTTCCGGCACCCAAACTCTCGTTTGCTGATAACGCTTCATCAACTCCCTCAATGTCGTGGGAGGATCTCCATAAAACACACTGTAAGTATGGTCCGCTTCCACCGATTCCTTAGCAATAGTCTGAATTTCTGTGGATCCCATCGGTTTATCAGTTTCACTGACCGAAGGGTTTTCCGTAGAATCAGGCATTCCGCTCTGGCTCTCAAGCGCAGGCGTCTGCGGAGGGAAAACGTGGAAATTGTTTAGAAGGCGGTTAGAGGGCGCAGCGAACTTCGCATCCTCACACATACTAACAAAAACGTTAACACTAATTGGTGCATCCACTGAGGGACACACGAGATCGTTCAAAATATTAAGCTCAAGGATACCGTTAAAAATTCCCTGAGTCTTAGGTAGGCGAACACTGTCCGAAAAATTCACGGCAGTAGAACTCAGAGCTCCACATGTTAACCATGGCTCTGACTGTGCCCAACCTACAACGACCTCAAAATCATCCTGTTCCGCAATATCGATCACGCGGGAATAGTTGGTATTATACTCAACAGCTTGACTGTGAGAATTCGGATCATACCGAACCAACATTCTTCCTTTGTGAAAGTCAGATTTAACAATCTGAAAGCGAAACTTTAAACTACCCTGCCATGATTCAAAACATGATCCAATCATGCTCATGGGGGTGGGATGAATTTCGTCCTGGAGAATATCGAACAACATTGGTGTCACATGTGAGTTCCACAACAATGTGTCAGGTCCTTCATCTGGTGTCCAAGTGAAACTAGTAAGATAAGATTCACGCTGGGCAATATCATTAATGCCCATCTGGTCAACACCATCAAGACCCGCAGTCCGGGTATCCAGGGTAAGTTCAGCCTTAGAATCCATAGTAAGTTTTTGCACAGCATCAGCTGCGTCCACATTAGTGAAATTACCTGTTGGATTAGGCTTGAACAATTGTATATCAGTGACCACAGCGGGGCGCGAGTATCCGAAGATTTTCGCAACTTCCCCCACCTTACCGGCGACCATTTGGGTCGCCATCGCGTAAGGCCGAATAAGTGGCAAGTCCGCGAGTATCCCCGCGGCTTTTGCAATGGCTGCTGCTGGTTTGGAAATAATTCCCGAACCATATTCATCTCGTGCAGTAATGTCATTGCTTTTATTCTTAGCTCCGAGCGACTTCTTGCCCTTCTTACCAGCCTGCGAAGTAAGCAGTGCAGTACTGGTTGGCATAGTGAGGACAACGTCCTCGGCCCACAGATAAATCGTAATAGTTACGGGGTCATTACCTCCATTAGCATGGAGGAGGTTGTCAAAAGATTTGACAACAATTTCACCCATATCTTGCGCGTCATCATCTGTGATGGACAAATAATTCTTAGTCCAAAAAAAAGGCATACAAAGCTCTCCACCAGTATTCTTGGTGGGATTAAGAAAGAAGTGCGGCTTCTGACTAGCCTGGATCAAGTCTTGCTGGAGGAAATTCCTCTCAACAGTGATCTGGTCATAGTTAGTACCGGCAAGTGGATTATAACTCGCAAGGGCACGTCCATAATGGAACTTAGTACCCGAGATAACCATCTTGCAATGCATCTTCATTCGAATCAGCTCGTAGTTTTTAATTTTCTCAGCAACAAACGGATTAGACAAAAATTCCTCCCAGGGATTAAACGCATAGAAAAAGGGCTGTCCAACAGCCCAGTTCTGCACACTCTGGCGGATAGGGCGGTTAAGAAATTCGCCCAAATTGGAATCGTTGTTATTCGCCAAATCCATGGTCTCGTCGTAACCGCTCTTAATGTCCGTAGTCCATCCAGCATCTTGATCCGCAAAAGCGGTAATCTGCTGTTGGGACATAGGTCCAGATTCGGCAACGTCCATTCCTGGTGGCGGCTGCAAAGCGCCGGTCGCAGAGGATTGCGAGTCTAAACAAACTGACTCAAGCATTCCTTCAAGTTCATTGACCTTGCGCTGCAAAGCAGCAATATGCTGATATTTTTTGGAGAGTTTACGTCGCAAATGTTTATTGAGCTGCGACAACTCCGCATTTTCATGCATTATGAAGCTCATATCAAAAGTTGGGGCTCTTTTCAAAGGCGCGTCCCAATCAAAATCCTTCCCCTGAGGTACAGCAGGGGTCTGTTCAAAAATAGTATCAAAATTAGAAATCAATTTATTTACATCACTGATCAGGTTGATTAATCCGTCACAGGAGTGCTAACTTTTTGCATTGACTAAATGCCTCGCTAGATAACGAGAGGGCTCTGGTCCCTAAGTCTTCTACACCACGCTGTCATAACATACTAGGCAATCCAGCTCCTAATAAGCTACCGTTATACAGTGGTACAGCCCCGATTTGGTTTTAATTGCATGAGGGAACGCAATGACACATTTTAACGGTAAGTGCCCAACCGGAGCCGCAGGATTACTCCTTTGGCAAATTGTCATGGTATTGAAGAAAACCTAACATGTCAGCCCACTGTTGTGGGACATCCATAGTTCTCTTACCAAAGACTTCAACAATCTCAAATCCGTACTCCGAATAAATCATTGCTACTACAGTTGCTTCAGGTTGCAGGATACTCATAACTTGAGCATATTTCCTGGCCTGTTTGCGAACCTTGCAGCGCTGAGGCTTGCGATCAACCAACGATTTGGTTTCGATCACAAGGAAAAAATCATTCTCCTCAGTGTACATGAGATCGCCCTTGCCATAATTATCGGCAATCACAGAATATTCCTGTGCGGTCGGTTGACCGAGGAGCTCAATTACCCGCTCCTGAAGGGTGTCTTCCTCAGTAGGGTTCATTGCCTTTTCAGGCTTGCCCGACTGGGAGTTAAGGACAACATCATACTTTTCAGCATACCAGTCCTTGCGCTCGTCATAGGAGGGAATGGGGCCCAAATAGCCCTTAATTCCAGCGGCTTCTGCCACCTGCTCCAATTGAGCGACTTTCTCGGAATAGACATCCCGACCAAACTCAAAGTACTTAAGTGCTACATTGCTAATGGCTTCAGCGCTAGACTGTTCCATTGACAAAACTTTTGACTTGAGGTGAGCGTGAAGCATCTTAGCGATACTCCCGTCCTCAATTACAGCTCGGTACAATCCGAATTCAGGGTCCATTACGGCAAAGTGCTTGAGAAAAGATGCGTTCGACAATTTAATGAAGGGTACGCTCTCAGCTTCCTTTTCAGCCATAGTGTAGGTAATTCCAACCTCAGCAAACTCCTGCGCAATCCGGGTGTGGTTATAGGCATCATAGCCCTGCTTGACGGTCATGATATTATCATCGCCATACGTCATAAGCGCAACCACTTCGGCGAACTTGGGAACTCTCCACCAGCCATCATCTTTCGCGATCTTAAAATAGACATAACGCATGTAAAGCGAATTCACGATCGAATTGATAACAACAGTAAGTGGATGTCCACTCGGGTTAGACCCGAAGAATTGGACAACAGTTCCAAAGTAATCATAGGTAGGATAAGAAATTTCCGACGCAATGCCTCTCATGATGACTAAGTCATCGGCATCATAATTGCCGGATTTCTCCGCGATGGCGATTAGCAACTTGAAAGCAGCGAGCATAAATTCTGGGCTCATTCTGCCGTCAAACTTTGCGTAATCTCCAGCGATCGCACGGTCCCAACCGTACTTACCGATGTGTTCAAAGAGTTCGGTCCACTCTGGCGATTGTACAACAGTTCCAACAGCGAACTCCGTGAGGTTCTTATTCCTCTGGAATAGTGCAGCTAGCGAAAGATAATACTTGCGTACTAGCATGATGAAAGGCATATTGGCTGCCGCGAAAACGCGCGACTTCTTCTTGGTGAGCTTGGTGGGCTCATCCTTCAAAGATGCCTTAAAAACCGTGTTAATCGACTTTCCGGAGAGCAACATTCTCTCCAATCGTGCTACCTCCTCCAAAATAGAGGAATCAACATCGCGGGGGCACGAAATACCCTCAACGACGCGGTCGGTCTTCTCAACGACCTGTGTCTTCGGACCCTTGAATGGGAAGCCCATGGAGGTGCTAAAATTCATTGCATTCACTCCAAGAACTCCGTCAAGGCCTGCCAAATTGGCATCATCCGAAACTTTTCCAACCTGTCGAAGCTCCTGCTCCGATAGTCCAGTCAAAACTTGCTCCGACAAATCGACGTAAGCTTTCTGAACTAATTCTGGATTAAACTTGGTGGCGGTATCAACCTTTCCACTCATATCCAAAATCTTATGATCTTGCGATCCAAGCTCATAGGGCTTTCCGTGTTGTTTTTCGATGTTCATAATTTCACTCACAGCTTTCGAAATTACGGATGTAACCACTGCAGAACTAGGCGAAGACCTAGGTTGGTTGTGCTGTCCATGGATCCGCATCTTGGATCCCTCAGGCATAGCACGAGAAGGACACTTCTCATGGGGGGCCACTAAAGGACCAACATCAACTCCCATGATTTCAGTGTTAAGAGGCATGGCTGAATGGGAAAGTAAAATTCCCGGCTTAGTATCAAGCTCAGCGCAAGCCTCAAGCAACTGACTGCGTGTAACAAATGCAGCTGCTGCAACGGAACCCTTTCCGGCGACATGATGGCCGGCAATAAAAGGTGTTCCTTTCGCGTTTCCAATCAACGCTGACATGCACATACCTCCCTTAGTAACTCCAGGGTAGGTGTACTTCAATCCTTGAAAGGTACCGCCTTCGGTCGTAATCACACGACCACGCATGGCAGTAAACTTGGCAGATTTGAGGAATTTCCCCTCATCATTCTGCAACAAGTAACATTCGAGCTTCTTCAACTCATTAATGTCCTCGGGATAGTACTGTAACATATCACGTTGAGGTCCCACAGCTGGCGCGTACCAAACTGCGAGATCGGTCCCACGGACCTTCACACAATTGCTGCGACCCATCGCAACATCCTTGATGTACATACCTGTAATATAATCAATGCGAATATACTCACTGACTTTAGGCACATAATGATTAGGGACTAACACAACATTGCTCCTAAGGAGCAGTCCCTGCACAAATTCACCATCCGGCTTACTCAGCCGAACCAAACGTGGGCGGATGCGCTTATCCATGTCTTCATGGGTACCAGTCTTAGCTTGACTGGTGACACCAGCATCTCCGAAAAGATACTGACGCTCGCGTGCAGCTACATCCCAAAATTCATTCTCCTGTTGATACCTCTTGGCATTCTTAGTGAAAGTGATGGGTGCTGCAGCTTGAGCGGTAGGCAACTTGGCCCACTGTCTAGCAGCATACGATAGGATCTTCCAAAGTCCTAAAGCGGCAATAAAGCCAATGATTTTCTTTTTCGTTCCCCAATCCATATCTCTCCAAACGACGGAGGGGCGGGGGACGTTGCTAAGGCGATCAATCAAAGCCTTTCGTGCGCGGTTAATTTTCCAGCACACGAAGCCAACATAGGCAGCAACAACAAATAGAAGTCTCAAAATTCCAAAGCGCATTCCTCCAAATTCCATCAGGAGAAGGCAAGCAAACACTTGCAAAAATGGCGCCCAAATGGTGTCGAAAACTCCATAAATGAACTGTTTGTTAAAGTAAGCAAGAATCATGCTTCCGTTCTTCGAAATCAAAAATCCACGAATAAAATCGGACAGCATAGCACACATGCGTTCCTCAAGCTCCAAGTACCACGCAGCAACCTCTGAAAGGTTGGGGATACCAGCTTGGGATTCAAGTGCACAATTCTTGCACATGCCAGAAGGCATGCCGCATTCACAAAGAGGCATATCAACGAGTGTACGTTGACCTTCAACAAAGGCCTCTTGCTTAGCAAAATGATGCTTAGAATCTTCTGACAAAAACTCCAAAAGTTCCTCAATCTCAATGTCAACGAGAGCCTTGCCCCTCCAAACAATGGGGACATACTCTACACATTGAGTCTTACCAGTTTTCGTCTTCTTTGCATCCGAAGCGGCACGCACTGGATAGCGCGGCTCTTCAACGGTGAAATTAGCGAAAGTAGGGAACTGTAATCCAGCCATGTGCTGGATCTTGTTCGTGTCAAGCATCTCTGTGCCTTCCTTTCGGTACTTAGGTTTAACAACCTGTGTGATAGTACACTCAAAGCGACGATTGATCGAAAGTGGCTCATTGGAATAGACATTGGATTGTAAATCCTTAACATTCGTAGTTCCAGCCACAACATCGGGCTCAATCATGACCTTACCCTTCATTTCCGCATTCGGATTAAGGGCGGCCATAGGCACTTGGTTCAAAAACATGATGACAGACTCAACAGGTGAACCTTCCTGCTTAGACTCGTTGGTATTACAAATATCATCAAGAATCACTCCTTTGTGGTGTGTCATAAACTCGCTCTGGAACTTGTCCTGTTGATTGAGTGTGACAATTGCACGTGGAGATGAATCCTTACCATTGACCTTCAAAATGAAGCGCAATAAAGCGTTAACAATGGCTGATTTACCAACAGATGAACCACCGAAGAGAAGGAAGCCGTAAGGCTTAACACGAATGTGCTCCTTCTTAGACAAAGTCCTGCTCGTCTGCATGTCCCGCAATAACGCGAGACGACGAGTCAATTCGGTACGCTGACCGTCCTTACATGTATTCAACATGCTGAGAGTAGTGTCAATACACTCACTCACACGGCGATCAAAGGTTTCATCATCAATTGCGGCCTTACGGCCAAGGTCAATACAGACCTTCTGAGATTTGAGAAAAGTATACTCATCGTCATAAGTGTTCTTAATGGCATCGGCCCAAAGAGATGTAACATCTTGGGTCTCGACAACCACCCACAGCTTACTCAGGAACATCTTAACATAACTAAAGATGCATTCCATAAGTTCAACTACTGTGACCTTCTTGCGAAGGGGTTCACTAACGAAAAGGCTCACTCCTGAGATGGCGAAGTCAATCTTCTTAATCCATCCTAGCGCTACCAATAACTGAATAATGTAAACCAAATCAGTAATAATAGCAGCATTCTTCATATTAGCCCAGTGTTTCGATACAAAATCGATAGCTGGCCCATAATCAGGCATGCTTGGCAGAGAGATGTGGAACTCTTCCAAAAGTCCACGGGCCTTGAAGTAAATTCCTCCAAACATGGCCCAAAATTCATCGCTAAAAGAAAGGGTATAATTCAAAACATCAGCAAATCCAGCCTGAGACTGGAGCTTCTGGTTCTTCATATTCTTCTTCTTGCGGTCCTGCTTGGTCTTCTCGAGTTTGTTCTTACTCGATTTCCAAGCGTCCTTCTTCTCCTTCTTATCCTTATTAGCTTGCTTGTTAGCCCATTTCTGGGCAGCATAAGCTTTTCCGGATTGAGCTGGCAAGGCCAACTCTTTAATTGTCCAATGATATCCGACGGCAAAACCGAGGGAAAGCATGACAAAGCAGATCATAACGTGACAGATATCTCCTGTCGTGATATTCGCGATGTGCGCGAAGACACTCTCAACTACTAGTTTCTGGTTGAGAACAGCGTTACTAAAAAGAGTATTAGAAGCGATGGGTTTCCACCCCTGCCCTGATGAAAGGGAGTACGAGGCTCTGAGTGCTCTGCTAAAGCACAAAACTTAGGCAATTACTTGCTTTATCGTCGGCAGATTTTGTTGACAATATCTATACTGTTTTAACAGTTTATATATCTCCGCTAGATGTCAACTTAATATTAACGGCTCTGCGGGAGAGCGTTCAAATAATAATCGTCATTATCGATTTATGAGAGAAATAATTTCTCGCTAGTCTGAGTTCTCAAGTCTCACACGACTACGCAAACTTTCTTGAAGAGGTTTACGAATAAAGGCGACTAAGCCTAAATAGCGTATTTAAAGAAGTATTCTACAATATAATCTTTCAGATTAAATTATTGCTAGAAAGCTCCCCCTAAAGGGGTTTGTATTTAAGGATACGTTCCTGCATAAAAGCGGTTGTACCGCAGTATGTGACCACAACATACTACTCAACGGCGTTCTATGGCTATTGGTGACCAAGTTTAATTTCCTGGTGGTCAAATTTATACTCAACTAAAATTCTACAATATGCAAACCATAAATTAATATAGTAATACACACGTTTACTAACTTATATAATAGATCATAAGTCCTGGGCATTTCGCCCAAGCACAATATAAACTATAAAGTCTTTGAAACGAAATGCAAAAATTTCGTGAATAAGATGATGCCGGGTGTACCGGTCAAAGTACACAACATCATCTCTTCGGAGAGTTCCATGGGTTCGTCCCATGGAAC